GACTTATACTTACCAAGTTCCATCATAGAATGGTCTGGTTTCATTAACATAAGAATAATTGCCATTGCTTCCATTTTAGTGTCCCGAATGATCCTGATTTGCTGACGGTGGTCTCATGTTGCTTGAGGCGTGTATGAGATCCATAATATCATTACGTATCTTCTCATGAGCTGCCTCAAGATTTTCAACTCGCTTCAGCATAAAATCAATTTGCAATTTTTGTTGTTGATCGAATGGTGCTTCACCACTTTCAATCTCTGTTGTTAACTTTTCAAGTTCACTTGCCAAATGTTCAATCATCATAAACTGTTCTGAGTCAGCAGGTAAACTACCCATTTCACCTCTTGGCCATTTAATACGAAACTCTGTATTAAAGTTAAGATCTGATTTCATCATAGTTTGAGAGGTCTCAAGATTATTTAATCTTTCTACGATACCAAAATAAGCCCATGTTGCAATCGATGCTGCAGCAATCAAACTTATCATATTACGTAAAGGTAATGCTACCTCTGTATTATCATTTACTTTCGTCGCCATTTATTAACACTTCCATCTTCTACGCGCCTGTCTCAATCTGCTGTTAGGATCCTTTGCCGCTTTCGGAAACATCTTCATTTGTCCTGCACTTCTTGCACAATATGATTTACGTCTATTTGCAGCTTTTGATCCGGGTTTAACTTTACCTGTCACCGCTGTTTTTAAATTACCACCGGTCTTACGGTTATAAGCGTCAACACCTTTTTGTGTCATACCCGCACCTTTTTCGGTTGCACGAAAATGACCCTTTGAATCTTTACCGGTTTCTTTTTCAATAAATGTTTTTAGTCTATCCACCGAACTCGTGCCCCGCTACTCTTCTAAGTTGCTTATTAAATTCTGCTTGACCAGGCTTAGACTTATACAACTTAATAGAAATTTCTGGTCTATCCTTACCTTTGATCCTCCAGTTGTAACCTTTTTCTTTGTGCTCTGGCTTCGTAGTCTTTACAAGTCTACGTTTATATTGTGCTTCAAAAGATTCTGGTTTACCACCTTTACCTTCTTGTACATCATTCTTAATTAGCTTTCTCAATGCACGACTTGCAAGTTTACCCGCAACACGCCGGGCAATACGTTTACCTACCTTCTTTTTACGTACAGCTTGCACATCACCTAGAGCTTTTGCACCTTTGTACATGATATTTCGTATCTTTGGTATCGTAAGCTTTTCAGTTTTATAACCTTTTTTAGATTGAGCGTTATTCGCTTTTACCATATCCATGGCATCAGCTTCAGTTCTAATTCTAATTTTTCTATCTTTGGCTTTATCAGCTACTCTTCTTGTGGCACCTGTATCACTATCTTTTTGTATTCTAAAACCAGGCCCTGTTCTTATAGTTTCCCATTCTTCGTTAGCTTTATGGCCTTTACGTATCTTATCTACAGCGCGGCTCTTTGCAAGCTTCATACCTTTATCACGCTTTTTCATAGTCTGTAAATCTTTAGAATGATCACCTTTTCTTAGTATAGTTGCAACTGCAGAATTAGTAGCTCTATCTTTACTTCTTTGAGCTTTACTCATATACTTGTTCATCGTTGCATATTTCAACTCGTTTACCTTGTCACCACCGGCTTGTTTAGCAGCTTTTCTAGCTAAATGCCTAGCGCGGTTCTTAATTATATTACCAAACTGATCTTTGGTAGGTTTAGTTGATATTTTTTTAGCATCAGCAAATGGAGGTTTAGTTTTGATACTATCTTCTTTGTGCACTCTGTGATCACCGCCTTGTTTATCAGCGTGTGCAGTAGCTTGTTTCAATCCTTTGAATCTTTTTACTACACCTGTTGTTTTACCATTTTTATATTGTTTAACGATATAATTTTCTTTCATGGCTTTTGTTTTCTTTTTCATGGCGTTTATGTACTTTCTGTATACTGCAGCTTCTGCATTTTTACCAGCAACTCTCGCTCTTTGTTCCATTGCTATCGCTGCTTGAATTTTGTGTGCATGTTTTCTACTAGACTTTTTAATCTTAGCCACCGAAGCTTTTGCATCTGCAACCGTAGCAAACTTTAGACCGTGAATCGTACCTTTCGGATTTTCATCAGTATATAGATCACTGTGTTTCTTAGAATTAGCCGGCTGTCCTTTTTTACGTGGTATACGTGCAGCTTCTTGCTTTGGCTCCATATACCCGTCACCTTTTTCTTGACCTGGTGTTGCAGCCTTGTACGCTTTTGCAGTGCCGTGTGGATAATCATATCTTTCACTTACACCACTCCGGGCTGCTTGGGCCCTAGCTGAATGCTTGTATCCCAATGGGTGACTTCTTACACGCTGCTTTCTTGTATCCCTTAAATGCTTGTTAATGGCTGCAATGTCTGCGGCTGTTGCGGTTTTACCTCTATGGCTAGGTCCACTAATAGATTTTAAGTAACCTGACATATCCTCTTCTTCAACATCTTTGCCTTGAGCTTTAGCACGATATGTTTTCTTTACATCGTACTTTGTCATACGACTTACACCTTTAATCATTGAAGGTTGCTTGATCAATTTACGTAAGTGATTCTTCACTTGGCCCGGTGAATTGCCATCAATATACATTGCAGGTAGTCCATCAACTTCTACCTTAAATGTCATGTCTTCTGACTTGGCTTTACCTTTATCACGTGCGTCTAGGTACGCAGCGATGGCCATCTGCCTACGCTTGTTTTTTGATTTACCTTTAAACTGTGGTGCTTTCGATTTGTAAAAGTCTTTTACGTAATCACCAGCATCTGCTTTTTTTCCTAGCGGCATTTCACAATCCTATTTTGCAGGTACTTTAGCTTTACCAGTTAGTTTATCTACAGCCATCGATGTGCCCTTATATCGTTTCACTAATTTTTTGACACCTTTATCCATAGTAGCTGCTGAACCTGGTGCACCGGGTGTAGGCCGCGCCATCATGTCACCGGCTTGTGCTGCACTCGCTGGTGCCTTCTTTAGATAGCGACCAGCCATTCCCTTTGATATTTCTCTCACACCAGTTGGACGACTTTCTGCATCCCTACGAAGTTTTGATGCAGGTTTCTTAGACCTTATAATCATTGCTTCGTTTGCTTCCATTGACTTGGCTTTTTTACGAGTACCCATTACAGACTTTTTAGTGTCAGGCTTATCGAGCATACCTTTAATATCTTTGCCTGGATCATCCTTGCCATGATAGCCCTGTGCTTTTGCTGGTGGGAGTTTTTTGATCTTGCCACCTTTTGCTAAGAAAGCTTTGACTGCATCTGAATCTTCTTTCATATTTGATAAACTTTTATGTAAATCTTGAGCGTTAGATACATGTTCACTCCCAATCCTATTTTTATGTTTATCTGCTGTATCATGAAGATCTTGTGAGTGTTGTTGAACAGTACGGTGAACACCGTCTTTACCGCCACCGTGGTGGAGTCTTATGGCATCCGCGACTCTATCATGAGCACGCGACATTGCTTTATGTGCTATAGTTTTAGGGTGTGCACTATTATAATAACTGGAATATCGCCGCTTTTGCCCCGCGTGATATTCAGCAGCTTTCTTATGTTTGTCGAACAATTTCTGATGTTCTGGTTTAAGCTGTTCGCTCAATTCTTGTCTAACTTGAAAAAATGTTTTCATTTTTTTACTTCCTATCCGGATCCTGATAAGATTTAGGCATAGCAGAAGCAGGTCTTCCTGTCATGGTCATGCCTTTTTTACCTTTTGAATACATATCATGCTTAGTAGGTTTGTGTAGATACTTTGATCCACTGCCCATATCAAATGTTGACCCATCTTTATATTTTATAGTATTTCTTTTGGCCATGTCTCTTTGATAATAACCGCCAATACCTTTACTGCGTTTTCTAAACCGATCAGCGTGTTGAGCTCTTTTCGCTGGAGTATAACCATCATCACCCATTCTTTTTCTAGAAACATTATATTGTTGGAATGCCTTTTTCTTGTAACGAGCAAGCATTTTATCGCTTATCTCATCGACTTGTTCAACATCTTCCCTCCGAAGAGATCTTTTAATTTTAGTCTTTGCCTGACCAATAGCACGTTGAATAGGTTTATCTTTTTTGGCTTTGGTCTTTCGGTCGGCTAGGGTGGCGGCGTGGTCTTGCGCCCGTTGATGGCCCTTGTAAATTGCTTGATGGTGGTTATGAAGAGTTTCGGTATCAGTTTTACTACCTCCAGCCAATCTGGCTTTCAATGCCGACCTGTTCGCAAGTTTTGAATGGTTGAATGCGCTACTTATATTGCCTTTTTCTAGAGCTGATACTGCATTCGAATGATGTTGTGCAGCAGCTGCATGATGTTTTCCTGCTTCAGTGCCTTTATGCTTCTTAGCAGCTTCATCATGCTGGAACTCAGCCCCTTCATGACCACTGTGCCCGACCTTGGTACCAATACCTGTTTTTAAAATATTTTGAGATCTCTCTGATGATTTCAATTCATGAATTTGTTCTACTTCCTCTCCCATTCGAAGAACTTTTTTGATTTTATTTGATTCGTAGCCTTCGCTTAATTCTTCTCTTATTTGATCGAACGTCTTCATTTTGTTTTCCTCTTAGCACCACGCAAATCAGCATCCGCTCCGTAATACGTGCCCTTTCCCTTTGTAATGTATGAATTGACTCGAGCCATGCCCCACTGCTGTGGTGTAGTACCCGGCCGGTGACCTGTACGCCATGCTGCCATGCCGCGGTTGTAAACTTTTTTGAGAGTACCGTAAGAAATGCCAGACTTGGCTGCCTTCTTTTTTAGTCCCTCATTTTCTACAATGTATTGACTAAACTTAATCATGCGCTTGTTTCCTTATTTTTGCGTCTGACGTCTCTCATACGAGCTCTATCTAACATTCTGTCGTGTCTTATTTTATCTTGTTGTTTTTCACGACTAATTCTTTTCTTTGCCATTGCAAGGTTTATTTTTTCATCAACTGAATCACCAAACATTCTTTTATATTTTAAAGTGTGCTTACTTGGCTTTGTCTTTGCCTTTGCATCACCAGGTGCTGGTTTATACGCAGCTGGATTGTCATCATCCATCTTTGCACCTTTCTTAAAGTGTACTAGTCTTTTCTTCTTAGTTGATTTTTTAAGACCGCCGTAGTAAGGAGCCGGCTGTGTGCCCGGTGCTTTCTTGACATCAGGATCTTGAGGCACTTTTTGATTGCCTTCTTTTTCCATCAACTCTACGTGTTCTAACCATTTTCTCATTTGCACACCATTTGATTCTACTATCAGATAGTTTGCACCTCTTTGTACCACCGTTGCAACTACATCTGACTCTTTGATTATTACTTTATCACCTGGCTGATATAAACCTTCTACAAAATCTTCTCTATCACTTGATACTGATTTTAACTGCACGTGATTTTTAAACTGTTTTTGTTCTTTTAGACCCATGCCTTTTCGCACTGAATTGAATATTGACTTAGCATCAGCATTAGAAACTTTTTTAGGTAAACCCTGTGCAAACTGTGTGAATTTATTATCCTTCACTGCAGCTCTCATCTTACTGGCTGACATACCTTCAGCACCTTCAGCGTCTGGATCTCTTTCACCTGCAGATTTTACTTCGATACTCTTAAAGTTATAGAAACCGTGATTAGCTTTTTTTCCATTATACTTGTTTAGTAGTATGTCAAACTCTCTTACACGATCTGAACCTACTACCATGCATACTTTAGTAAAGCCTTCGTCATACAATACTTTTGCAATATCAAATACGTTCTTGACTTTTTTATTCATCATAATTGAACGTGCATGTCTAGGAAACATTTTACGTGCAATCTTAATTTTTTCTTTATACGACAAAGGATTCTTTTTATCATCCTGTGACTGTGATAAGAACACTCGATACGTACTACCACGAGATAATGTAGCTAATTTGTCTAACACTTTCTCATGACCTATCGTAGGTGGATTCATTCTACCAAACGTAAAATAAACTACCTTGCTGTCTTCAACTAAAAAATTCTTAAAAGAATTAATCATCCTTTTTTCCGCTGTACTTCTTTCTTTCTCACGTCTTTATATAACCTCTTGGCAAGCATTTTAATACGCTTTTGCACATTAGGTCTTTCAAGTCTTTTTTCTATTTCTTGGCGGCGAGCAAAAGATAGTTCACTCTTTGGAACACCTTTTGTCAATTTTTTAAGGATGGTTGTTTTGGCTTGTTTTAGGGCGCGTCTGTCAAGGACTTTTTTATTGGCCATTCTACGCTTTGCACGGTCACGACCAATCTTAATCTTACCCTTAAATCTTTTCATCATACGCCGACGAGCTAAGCGCTGTGATAAGCTCAGAGCCTCGCTGGTTTCAGCTTCTTCATACATTGCACCATTTTTACGTTTCTTTGCACGATAGTTGATGAGTTCGTCCTCACCCGGTCTATACTCTGCTGTGTAAAAATGTCTGAATGATAATGGACCACCTACAGGTTTTTGATGATCGTATACGTCATTCATTATTTTCTCCCTGGTTTATCCCATCCTTTTAATATATCCGGTGAAAAGTTGGCGTATGAAAATTCCATACGATCAACGATTTTCACTGCATCACCACCAAGTTTATCGATTGCTACATAGCCTTCCTGGCCAGTTGTACGATACCCCTTGTTTGTTTTTAAAAATGCTTCAACATTTGCAAGTTTATCTAATCTATTTATAAGTTTTAATTTTGCAAGAACTATCACTTTTTGTAGTTCAAACATTTGTATAAGTGACTTCTTATTTTCGTCTGAGAAGAAAGATAAGATTTCTTTTAGCTTTTTATTTTGAGCAGCCTTGCCAGCTTCTGAACTCCGCTTGTCACGCTCTTTCCTATACTTGTTGCGTATATAACGTAGAAGACCCCCAACGTGATTACGTGTATTTTTAACCACTTCACCACGACGAACAAAGGTATTATTATACGTCTCAATAGTTTGAGCAAGAGTTTGATTAGCTTCCAACTGGCGAAGAGTGCTACCAGCGATTTGATTGAATATAAAACCCGCTTTGCTAAGTAATTCATTGACTTCCTCCGTCTCTTTCTTACTTAAAGTATACTTTGTTAAATCACGTAACATAGCATCTTGTGACCATACGTTTCTACTATCACGGAATTTAGTTGTGTCTACACCAAAGCTTTGTTTCATTCCTGCAAAGGTCGATCCTTTGTACGACGTATGCCATACGATTCCAATCTTTTTTCTCTGTATTTCCCTGGCCATATCCGTGCCAGCCGGTATTGCATAAACAATTGTATTGGGGTGAAACGTAACATAGCTTTTACCGTCGATTTTTTTCCTTTTAACATCGCCCGGACCGTACAGAAAATCACCTTGTATTACTCCTTTAATTCCTAACTCAGGTAGATATTGTAAAGCAAGCTTAAGTTTTGCGTTAAGATCGCCACTAGTATCAGCGTCAATATCAGCATCACTCTTGTATACTTTGGGAGATTTGTTAAAGATCCCTTTTTTCGCCACGAAGAATCTACCGTCACTAGGGTCAGTGCCAGCAAACACAGCAGGAGCACCGTCCCACTTGACAGATACGTTACTAGCATGATCACCTCCTAACATGTCACGTAGAGAACGCAACGCCATGATCGCTTCTCTCGTACCTTTCACACCACCATATAGAACTTTGTCTTCTATATGAGTCATGTGTGTATTTTTACTTTCAGTTATATATCCACTAAAACTTTCCATACTACTACTCACTTATCTTTACGTACACTGATGATATGTCGATCTTTGAACCAGAGTGATTCACCAAATAAGATATAGCTGCATCCTTTTTACTTTTCATTCGTTGTGATTCAAAAGCATGACAAACTAAAACACCTTGCAATTTAGAATGTATCCAAGCATTATCTTTTTTCATAAGATCTTTTTTAAACTCAGCGTAAGTACCTACGTCTTCGATCAACTTCGCTTTGTTATAAAAATCTTTAATAGCTCTATCATTTCCCGTCTTTAATGTACGTGCATCTGCTTTATATTGAGCTGCAGTTTTTAAGGTAACACCTAAGAATTCTTTACATGCATACTGTATGTAAGACCATCCGGCTTTACCACCTCTTGCACCTCTTAAATTTTGTTCAAAGTTGACAGCAGCCAAAGCACTCGATGGTTTTAATGTTGCTTCACCTGTTTGATCCCATGTCATAAAACAACTCTTAGTTCCCATAAAATTACCACGACCTGATTTATAAGATCTGTGGTATGCTTGTTTATAACTTACTTCATCAAGTTCTACTTTATCTAAGTTTTTAACTTCAGACTTTACTCGTTTTTTAAGGCTACCAATTTTCTTTAATGATATACCAACCATAGTTTTATTGTCGAATAATTCTTTCAGCTGTTTATTGAGCTCGTATATATCGCCCTTCTCTAAGCTTCTAGCTGGGTCAAAGTTAGACTTTATAGCCCATATATCCCCAGGATTCCATTTATCGTTTTGTACAGCAGGCATACCTTGAGATTTTAGTGCTGCCACTTTAGCAGCGTATACTGCACCCATCTTAGCATCAGAACAATGAAATGTTTGTGTCTTATTGATATATCCATCAAGTAATAATTTTTTAGCAGACATATATCCTGATTCAAACCAACTTGGATCTAGTGTTACTAAGTCTTCAAAATTTAGTCTGACAGAAACCTTATCTCCATCATAATATTTTTTTAATAGTTCTGGTGTAAAATGACCAAACTCTTTTCTCGAACCCTCACCTACCATAGCAGCACAAAATACACATTGTAAAGATTCAGCTTCTTCTGTACGTGCTGTTGCACCGCCACCAACACCTTGGCCACCAAATAAAGGTGATTTGCCAATTTTATTAGATTTAATTACTTTACCACTCTTGTCGATTAAGTCAAAAGTTTTTACTTTAGTATCATCTTCTTTGTCGATAAAATTTTGTATTGACTGCTTATTTGTATCAGTATTTGCAATCTCAATATCTGTTCCATCTACGGATGTAATAGGCGTACCATCTTTAATAGCCTGTAACAATATTTTTATGCGATCTCTATCGTCGCTGTATTGAAACCAAGCAGCTTTCTGCAAAGGTTTAAAACTTGCCACATCTCTCTCCATTAAAAATGTCTTAAAACGTAACACGGTCTTTTTCCATCCTACTATTATTATACCCTATTTATACTGAAAAGTACACTATAAAATTTGCTTTTAGATAAATAAATTAATGTTGAGAGTAAATATCTCTCATAACTAGTAGAGGAGGCACTACATGGAAGTGCTAAACAAAATCAAACAATGGGCTGGTGCACTAGCCGACGTTGGTATCAGCGTAGCAGCACTTGCAATCGTTGTTGAAGTTCTTGGTCTTGGCAACATGCCATTCATGCCACAAGGGCTAAGCGTAGTCGAAAATGTTTCTTCGATGCTCAGTACACTAGGGTCACACGGGATTATGGGTCTTATTGCTGTCTGGGTTCTTTGGGGAATCTGGAATAGAAAATAAGATAAGAAAAGGGGAGAAATGATCTCCCCTTTTTTTTTATTTATGGTATGGAAATAAGACCTGCAGCAGTAAGTGGTGAATCAGGATCTATTGCCATTTTGGCATAGTACTCCTTGAATTCAACAAGACCAGGAATTACCCCCATATGTTCGTTTTTATAATAGACATACAGTGCACGAGAAACCTTATAAGATCCATCTGCAATGGTTTCAATTGAAGGTTCTACACCATTGATTACCGAACCTTGCACTTTATCTCTATTTTGATCTAAGAAAGAAAAACCAAAGACTCCATACAAATCTTTGTCAACCACCAGTTTTTCAACTAATAGGTTATCATTCTCACCCATCACAATTACCTGACCATCCTCGCGAAAGTTCGAACATTGTGCTTTATATTCTTTCTTTGACATACCCATTGCTTTACAAGCAGAGTGCATTACAAGTTCTACAAATGCATCACGTGTACCGGAAGTTGGTGGTGGTACCATGATTGCGATTTCTTTATTTGGTAGTGAAGGATCAATGTCTGACCACTTCTTATAGTTCTCATCAGTTACTGCTTTGAACAGTTGTTCTTTAGTAAAAGATGTCTTTTCTGATTGCAATGAATTTGAAACAGTAATACCATCAAATCCAATAATAACTTCTTCAAATGTTACGTTATTCTTTGCACAAAGTTTTGCCTCTTTTTCTTTCATCGGACGTGAGGCACCTGTCAGATCTGGATGTTCGATACCGATACCATTGCAGAATAACTTCATACCTCCACCTGTGCCAGTGGACTCAACGATAACTCTGTTACCAGTTGATTGTGCAAATCTTTCTGCAGCGATAGTTGTGAATGGATAAACTGTTGATGAGCCAACAGAAGTGATTGTATCTCTTGCATGTGCATTTGAGGCCACAAGAGCAAGAGCAGCAGCGAAAATGATTTTTTTCATTTCTTTTCCCTATGTTGAATTAAAAAAAAGAGGACTCTCAACCGTCCTCTTAATTATCTATTAGTATTAGTGCTAACGCTGTGTTACACTTTTATTAAGTTTTTCTCTTTGACGTGAATTGTAACTCTTAATCGCATACTGCCTTTGCTTTTCACGATTCTCAGGATACAAGTGTTCGTATCCTTTGATGTTCCAACTCTTAGCCCAAGCTGCAGTTTGATCTATACTATGTGCTTTCATTCGTGTTCTCCACCCGGATCGTTCTTGTCAAGTTTTACTTTCTCACCATTGATCCACATTGTCTGACGTGCACGTGGAAAGCTATGGTAACCATCTTTCTTCATAAAGAATGAGGGATTTTTTCTTGCAACTTCAAATGTACCTACTGTAATTGCAATTGCTGCAAGTAAGATAACATGCATAACTGCACTGACGCCAAATACAGTCCAGCTGCCAACAATAATTGCAAACACAATACACCACATCCAAGCAAGAACTTGCAATACTAAGTGCCTTGTGTTTAAGTCAGGAATGTGACGTAAGGGATTATAGTTGGAATTCATCACGCCATTCCAACTATTGTATATGAACTCTCTCATTACAACCTCTGTATCAGTTCGTTTGCTTTTTCAGGATTTTCTTCGAGATGCTTGCGGGCCTCGTACAATCGTTCAAGTCTTTTTTTAACTGAACGATCTTTTTTAAAGCGAGCTTCCCAAAAGTCAATCTCTTGATTAACGATGTCAAGGCCTAGTGACATAGCCTTGACATCTCTTTCAATACTTCTCATACTCATAGCATGTTCATTCCACTTAAGATAATGTTACCAATTATTAAGAATGCAATTAGCTCTACCATTAAGCAGCCTCTGCATATTCAATAGCAGACTTTAGTGCATCCCGCTTACGTACTTGATTTCCACCGAACCATGATGAATACAAACGGTTGTCAGAGTTACGTCCCTGTACATGATCTGTAATGAACGTTACTGAATTAAATGCTTGCCACCATGAGCCTTCAGCGTATTCAGCACCAGGCTGAGTTTCTAGTACATCATATGCAAGCTTTGCATTGCGTGAAAGAGTTTCCACTGACAGTGCTTTACCCTGTACACGCTTGTCTGCTGTACGTGGGAAGACTGTGTTAAGATACTCGATGTATGAGTCAGGTGTAAAGCGCTTGCTTGACAAGAACTGTGCTACATCGCTGTAGGTTTCCATCTTGTCTTTTGCAATACCGATAGCTTTCTTTGCAGCGTCGGCATCAAACTCTACACGGTGACCAACTCTTACTGATGCATCTGACTTGCTATCAAGTGAGAATGTAAGAGTGTTGTTGCATACCACACGGATAGGCGTAAAGCGAATGTCGATTGACTTGCCATACTGGTGTGGATTCGAGAAAAGCAAGTAAGAGTCTACGCGATCCTTACCATTGATGACAAAAGA